GTACACGATGAAGCTGGTAAATGGGAAAGACCAGAAAACATATTAAATAACTGGAGAGTTACAAAAACAACATTAAGACTAGGTTCTAGAATTATTGGCAAGTGTATGATGGGTTCAACATCAAATGCTTTAGACAAAGGAGGTAGAAACTATAAAAAAATATATGATGACTCAAATGTCAACAAAAGAAACCGCAATGGACAGACTCGCTCAGGATTATATTCTTTGTTTATACCTATGGAGTGGAACTACGAAGGTTACATCGATTCTTATGGATACCCTGTCTTTGAAACTCCAGAATCCAAAACTAAAGGCGTTGATGGTCAAGAGATTGAAATCGGTGTCATTGAACATTGGGAAAATGAAGTAGAAGGCTTTAAGGATGATCCCGATGGACTTAATGAACTATATAGACAGTTTCCACGTACAGAAAAACACGCATTCAGAGATGAAACAAAACAGTCTTTATTTAATTTAACTAAAATTTACGAACAAATAGATTATAATGAAGATTTAAAACATTCAAATGTTGTTACACAAGGTAACTTTCAATGGGAAGATGGTATTCAAGATACAGCTGTTTTATTTGTTCCAAGCAAACAAGGTAGATTTATAGTATCCTGGGTTCCAAACGTAAGTCAACAAAATAGAATATTAATAAAAAATAACATGAAGTTTCCAGGTAATGAACACATGGGAGCTTTTGGTTGTGACTCATATGATATATCAGGTACGGTAGACGGAAGAGGATCTAAAGGATCACTACACGGTTTAACTAAATTTAGTATGGAAGATGCTCCAGCTAATTTATTTTTCTTAGAATATATATCTAGACCACCAACTGCTGAAATATTTTTTGAAGATGTTCTTATGGCTTGTGTGTTTTATAGCATGCCTATACTTGCTGAAAATAACAAACCAAGACTTTTGTATCATTTTAAAAGAAGAGGTTATAGAGGGTTTGCAATGAATAGACCAGACAAAACAATGCATAAGCTATCTGTAACAGAAAAAGAAATAGGTGGAATACCAAATTCAAGTCAAGATATAAAACAAGCCCACGCGGCTGCTATTGAAGCTTATATTGAAAATTTTGTAGGATATAACAATGAACAATACGGCACAATGTATTTTCAAAGAACACTAGAAGACTGGGCTTCATTTAACATAAATGATAGAACTAAGCACGATGCATCAATAAGTTCTGGGTTAGCTATCATGGCGTGTAATAAAAATAAATATAGACCTGTCGCTGATGTTATTAAAGAACCGCTTAATTTAAGTTTTTCTAAATATGATAACAGAGGTGGTAAATCAAAAATAATTAATAGATGAAATTAAACACTGGTATTAATAGTGCGTTTCCAAGTCAGATGGTATCTGAAGAGGAAAAGAAAACATTAGATTATGGTTTGTTGGTCGGACAAGCTATTGAGTACGAATGGTTTAGAGGAGGAAGAGTAAATGGAAGCAGATGGAATACAGGTTATCAAAATTTTCACAATTTAAGATTGTATGCTCGTGGTGAGCAGAGTGTTCAAAAATATAAAGATGAATTATCTATTAATGGTGATTTGTCTTATTTAAATTTAGACTGGAAGCCAGTTCCTATTATACCTAAATTTGTTGATATAGTAGTTAATGGTATAACTACTAAAAACTATGAAATAAAAGCTGTAGCTCAAGATCCTTTTTCTTTAAAAGAAAGAACTGACTATGCAGATGGTATAATGAGAGACATGGCTATGCAAGATGAAATGAAAGCTTTAGAGCAAGCTACTGGTGTTAACACATTTAATAGCCCAGATCCAGAAAGTTTACCTGGCTCTAAAGAAGAACTTGAAGTTCATTTACAATTAGATTATAAGCAAAGTATAGAAATTGCTGAAGAAGAAGTTATTAATACAGTTTTAAATTTTAATAAATATCCTCTTACTAACAAAAGAGTTAACGAAGATATTGTTACAATTGGTATTGGAGCTTTAAAAACAGCTTTTAATAAAGCTGAAGGTGTTGTTGTTGATTATGTTGATCCAGCTAATTTAGTTTATTCGTATACTAATGATCCTAATTTTGAAGATATATATTATGTAGGGGAAATAAAGTCTATGACTTTAGCTGAAATTAAGAAAAAATTTCCAAATCTTACTGATAAAGAGATGGAAAAAATGGTTAGATACCCTGGTCGTGATGGTTATATAGCAAACCCTAACTACGATAATGATTTAGTTCAAATATTATTTTTTGAATACAAAACATTTATTGATCAAGTTTTTAAAATTAAAAAAACAGATAATGGATTAGAAAAGACATTACAAAAACCAGATTCATTTAATCCACCAGAAAGTGATAATTTTAATAGAGTATCAAGAAGTATAGAGGTATTGTTTAGTGGTGCTAAAGTAATGGGTGTGCCACAGATGTTAGAGTGGAAGCTTGCAGAGAATATGACAAGACCTAAAAGCGATTTAACTAAAGTTAATATGAATTATGCTATATGTGCACCTAATTTATATCAAGGTCGTATAGAATCTTTAGTAAGTAGATGTACTAGTTTTGCAGATATGATTCAGTTAACCTCGTTAAAATTACAGCAAGTAATACAAAGGATGGTTCCAGATGGTGTATTTGTAGATGTTGATGGTTTAGCTGAAGTTGATTTAGGTAACGGAACAAATTATAATCCACAAGAAGCTTTAAACATGTACTTTCAAACTGGTAGTATAGTTGGTAGATCTTTAACACAAGATGGTGACCCTAATAGAGGTAAAATACCAATACAAGAATTACAGTCGTCAAGTGCTAATGGTAAAATACAATCATTAATTAATACTTATCAGTATTATTTACAAATGATAAGAGATGTAACTGGGCTTAATGAAGCTAGAGATGGTAGTCAGCCAGATGTTAATGCTTTAGTAGGATTGCAAAAAATGGCAGCAAATGCTTCTAATGTTGCTACTAGACATATTTTAGATGCTAGTTTATATTTAACAGTTAGAGCTTGTGAAAATATATCGCTAAGAGTTGCTGATATGATAGATTTTGATTTAACTAATAACGCTTTAAAATCTAGTATAGGTATTTTTAACACACAAACTCTTAAAGAAATAGAAAATTTACATTTATATGATTTTGGCATTTTTTTAGAACTAGAGCCCGATGAAGAAGAAAAAGCTATGATTGAGCAAAATATTCAAATGGCTTTACAGCAAAACCAAATATTTTTAGAAGATGCAATCGATATTAGAAATGTTAAAAACACTGCTTTAGCAAATCAAGTTTTAAAATTTAGGAGAAAACAAAAACAAAAACAAGATCAACAAGCATCACAACAACAAATACAAGCTCAGTCTCAAGCACAACAACAAGCTACCGAAGCTGCTGCAATGAACGAAGTACAAAAAAACGAAGCATTAACTCAATCTAAAGTTCAGGTAGAACAAGCTAAATCTCAGTTTGAAATACAGCGTATGCAAACAGAGGCTGAAATAAAAAGACAGTTAATGGCTGAAGAGTTTCAGTATGACATGCAGTTAGCTCAAATACAAATGCAGGCAACTAAGGCTAAAGAATCTGAAATTGAAAACCGTAAAGATAAAAGAACTCAAATACAAGCAACACAACAATCTCAAATGATAGATCAAAGAAAAAATGATTTATTACCTACAGATTTTGAATCCACTCAAGACAATTCAGGTGGGTTAGGTTTAGAGCAAATGGCTCTGTAAACCATTTATTAATTTTTATTATATTATATTATGTCTGAAGAAGTAAAACAAGAAGGCACGTTTAAAGTTAAACTTAAACAGCCAAAACAATTATCTAAAAACGATAAACCTATAAAAATAGATTTATCAAAACCTAAAAAAGAAGAAACAGATGCCATTCCAGTCGGAGAAACAAAGAAAGTGGATGTGGGCGAACAAACCGGAGATAGCCTTAAAGTGGACGAACAAATACCAGAGTCCAGCCCAGTTTCTGAAATTAAAGAAGAAGAAGTAAAACCTATTGAACAAAAAGTAGAAGAAGAAATACAAGATATAGGTGAAAAAATAGAAGAAAAAGTTATTGCTCCTACACCTGAAGAGGCAAGAGAAGTAGCTAAACTACCTGAAAATATCGAAAAAGTTGTAGACTTTATGAAAGATACAGGTGGAACACTAGAAGATTACGTTAGATTAAATGCTGATTATTCTAATGTAGATAATGATACTCTTTTAAGAGAGTATTACAAACAAGCTAAGTCACACTTAGACTCAAGTGAAATTAACTTTATGATTGAAGATAATTTTTCATTTGATGAAGAAGTAGACGAAGAGCGTGAGGTTCGTAAAAAGAAACTTGCGTATAAAGAAGAGGTTGCTAAAGCTAAAAAGCATTTAGATGGTTTAAAAGGTAAATATTACGAGGAGATCAAGTTGAGACCCGGAGTTACTCAAGACCAACAAAAAGCTATGGATTTTTTCAACCGATACAATGAAGAGCAAAGCACAGCTCACCAACAACATGAAGATTTTAAATCTAACACTAAAGAATATTTTTCTAATGATTTCAAAGGTTTTGACATCGATTTAGGAGAAAAAAAATTTAGATATGGAGTTAAAAATCCTAATGAAGTTGCAACTAAACAATCAAATATTTCCAATACAATTAAGAAGTTCTTAGATGATAAAGGTAATGTAAAAGATGTTAAAGGTTATCACAAAGCTATGTATGCCGCTGAAAACGTTGACTTAATTGCAAAACATTTTTATGAGCAAGGTAAATCCGATGCTACTAAAAATATAGTTGCACAATCTAAAAACATATCAGAAGAAGTTAGGTCTAAACCTAATTCAGATGTATTTGTTAGTGGATTAAAAGTTAAAGCCGTAAGTGGTCTTGATTCTTCTAAATTGAAGATAAAAACAAGAAAATTTAACTAAAAACAAACTTAATTATTATGGGACAAATTTCTCCTGTATTTGGGTCGGTAATACCTTCTCAAAAACAACAATTGCTAGCTGGAAACTACCTAGCATTTAATGCTGGTGCAAATGACTTTGTACAGCAATACCTACCAGAAGTTTATGAAGCTGAGGTAGAAAGATACGGAAATAGAACTTTAAACGGTTTCTTACGTATGGTTGGCGCTGAAATGCCAATGACATCTGATCAAGTAATTTGGTCAGAACAAAACAGATTACATGTTTCTTACACTAATGTTAACTTAATTGCTGGTGCGGGTGCAAATATTTTTGAAATTCCTACTGGAGTTCAAGGTATTCCTGGTCAAGCAAATAACGTTGCTGTACAAAATGTAGTCTTTCCAAATGACACTGTAGTTATTATGGATCCTGCAACTGGAAATACTAAAAAAGGTATTGTATCTGCAGTCGCTGCTGGAAATGGAACTAGAACAAACATTACAGTTCTTAACTTTACTCAAGCTAACTTTGCTGTTGGTAACGGTGGTTTTGTTCAACTTGCTGCGGGTGGAGCTGGAACGCTTAAAATGTTCGTTTACGGATCTATCTTTGCAAAAGGAACTGTTGGACCTACTAACGTAGCTAACCAATTAAACTCTGTGAAGTCTATTACTCCTCAGTTTACACAATTTGCTAATCAACCAATTATCATAAAAGATTCATTTGAAATTAATGGTTCTGATATGGCTCAAATCGGTTGGGTAGAAGTTGCTACTGAAGACGGTACATCAGGATACTTATGGTATCTAAAAGCTGAGTCTGAAACAAGACTAAGATTTGATGACTATTTAGAAATGGCAATGGTTGAAAGTGAATTAGCTGCTGCTGGTTCTGGATTTGTAGCCGCTGCTGCTGGAGCTCAACCTCCAGGATTTACAGCTGCTGGTGGTGCTTCTGCTCCACATGGATCTCAAGGTCTTTTTGCTGCTATTCAAGCAAGAGGTAATGTAATGGCTGGATTCTCAGCTGGTACTGGACTTTCTGATTTTGATCAAGTACTTAAAAACCTAGATACTCAAGGAGCTATTGAAGAAAACATGCTTTTCTTAAACAGATCTTTGGATTTAGATTTTGATGACATGTTAGCACAAATTTCTGGTGGTAGTGTAGGTGGAACAGCTTACGGACTATTTGAAAACTCTGAAGACATGGCGCTTAATTTAGGTTTCTCTGGTTTCAGAAGAGGTTCTTATGACTTCTACAAAACTAGCTGGAAATACTTAAACGATGCTTCTACAAGAGGTGCTGTTGCAGTAAGTGGAATAGAAGGTGTATTAATACCTGCTGGAACATCAACTGTGTATGACCAACAATTAGGTACTAACATAAGAAGACCATTCTTACACGTTAGATATAGAGCTTCTCAAACTGAAGACAGACGATACAAAAACTGGATCACAGGATCTGCTGGTGGTGCTTACACTACAAGCTTAGATGCTATGCAAGTTAACTGGTTGTCTGAAAGATGTTTAGTTACTCAAGCCGCGAATAATTTCGTATTATTCCAAAACTAAGATTGCTGTAGTAGTTACCCTCGTTGAACTAACGGGGGTAATTATTACTTTTATTAATTATATTATATTATATTATGTCAAAAACAAAAGAAATACAAGCTCCCAAATGGGAAGTAAAGGATAGAACTTATTATTTAATAGGCGGTTCTAGTCCACTAACATATACACTAGCATCTAAAAATTCAAAAAGAACCTCATTAATGTGGTTTGATGAAAAAGCTGGTTCACAAAGAGAATTAAGGTATGCAACTAATCAAGCTTCACCATTTGTTGATGAACAAAAAGGAGAAGTTACGTTAGGCCACATTATATTTGAAAATGGGGCATTAACCGTATCAAAACAAAAACAAAATTTACAAAAATTACTTTCTTTATATCATCCTAAATTAAGTAGTGTTTATGCAGAATATCAAGCTGAGGTTGAAGCTGAAGATGATATGGAAGGTATAAATTTAGAAATAGATGCTTTATTAGCAGCTAGAGAAATGGATGTTGATCACGCTGAAGCCGTGTTAAGAGTAGAAAAAGGATCTGTAGTAACTTCATTGAGTTCAAAAGAGCTTAAAAGAGATCTACTTATAATGGCTAAAAGAAATCCTGAAGCTTTCTTATCTATTGCTGCGGACGAAAACGTAGGTCTTAGAAACACAGGTATTGTTTCGGTTGAAGAAGGTATTTTAAAAATATCTCAAGACCAAAGACATTTTCTTTGGGGATCTAATGATAGAAAATTAATGACTATACCATTTGATGAAAACCCGTATTCAGCGTTAGCTGCTTGGTTTAAAACTGATGAAGGTGTAGAAGTTTACCAAACAATTCAGAAAAAGTTACAATAATATGTGACTATAAATATAGTGGTGGGTCGCTTAAAAACGGCCCTTCCATTATTAACTAAAATATTAAAATGGCAATAAACGTAAATACTGTATATCAAACCGTTTTATTAATACTTAATAAGGAACAGAGAGGTTATATGACTCCTCTAGAGTTTAATAAAACAGGTCAACAATCTCAATTAGAAATATTTGAAACGTATTTTGATACTTTAAACCAACAGTTACGTGTGCCACAAGCCGATGTTGATTTCTCTGATAGAGTTACAAACGTCGATGAAAAAATCTCTATATTCAAAGAGTTTGGAAACGCTACATCAATATCTTCAAGTAACGTTTTTAATTTACCACAACAATTTTCTGGTATAAATTCAACTTCATCATCAACAACCCCAGCTAATACAGCTGCCGCTACAACTGCTTACACTATTCAAAACGCAACTGTTTCTTTGATAGCTACTAGCGTTGTACAAGTTTTTTTAGGGTCTTCATTGTTGTCAGAAACTGAATACACAATAAATGGATTAGTTATCAATTTAAATGTTCAACCAGCTGAAAACCTAGTTATAACAGTTAATTTTATACCTAAACAGTTTTATAGATTAGGAAAATTGTTTTATACAGCAGGTGCTTTACCTACACAAGAGCTAGAAAGAGTTGGATCAAGTGATTTATATCATTTGTTAAGTTCTAATCTTACAAAGCCAACAACAACATATCCTATATATACATATAAAAATAATCAAATAACTGTTTACCCTACAACTATCAATAGTGGTATAACATTAAGTTATGTAAGAAAACCTATTGAACCTGTTTGGGGATTTGACTCTAGTGCAGCAAACCCACAATATGCTTTTAACCCGCAAGGTTCTGTAAACTTTGAATTACATCCTGCGGATCAAACAGAGTTAATATTAAAAATATTATTATATGCTGGTGTTGTAATTAAAAGCCCTGAAATAGTTCAAGTAGCTGCACAACAAGTTGCGCAAGAAAACATTAATCAACAAAGATAATAAACTATGCCTATACCTAATGGTGGTTTAATAACCGAAACTAATAGACAATATTACGCTGGAGCTCAGCAGTTTACAGTACCGGCCACCGCTGTTAATCAAACATTTACAAGCACGTTTGACACTGATTTAATTGTTGGTGATGGTAACTATGCTGATCCTGGTAGTTTAGGATATAATGTAAATAATTTTAAAGTATTTACAAGTTCAAATGCTCAAA